GAAGCGTTGAAGAAATCTATGCGGAAATAATTCAGACATTGACCGGTAAAAGATTTCACAATGATTCACTTAACTACCGGATAACTGAACAAGATTTGTATAGAGTAATTCCATTCGTTAAAGATTACTTCTATGTTATTGATGTTGATGAAAAAAGTCCGAGTGTTGATGAGTTCATTGAATTAACCAAGGAAGGGATAAAAGATCATGATATATTCACATCAGGATTTGACAATTGGAACGATTTAAGCCATGGCCAATTCAACCGAGAAGACCTGTATATTGAGGAATCAATTCCAAAAATAAACAGATTAGCACGAAAGGAAAGGATTCATGCCTTTATGATTTGGCACGCAAGAAATCCCGATTTGCCAAAGAATGGAGAGCCGCCACCGCCACCAAGTCCATTCGAAATAAAAGGAGGTAGTGCTGTTTACTCCAAGGCAATGAATCTTATTTGTGTAGATAGGCCACTTGAAAAGACTGGCGAAGGATTCAAACAAACAAATCAAGCCATGGTTGTAGTGCATAAATTTAAACCAAAAGGCCATGGAGGGAAAGGAACTGCAAAACTTGAATTTGATTATTTTAAAAACTGCTACTATGAAAACAGAGGTGAAAGGCTTTATTTGCCAACACCATTTAACGGAATCAGCGAAATAAAAGAGCAATCAAATAACGATATACAACCAATTACAGCACCATTTTAAAATGAAAGAATTAGAAGAAATCCAAGCCAATCAAAAGTGGTTCGAGTTCATCTCAACTTTAAGACCGTACTTGAACAAAAAGCAAGAAAGCCCTATTTTTCAATTAAACGCCATTTTAAGCACGTTTATTATCGAAGCTGAACAAAGTATTAACTTAATAGCAAAAGACTTTGTAAGGCAAGAAAAAAGGGCAAAATTGGCTAAATTATACGAATGCTACAACTTAGCAACTCAATCAATGGGTATTCAAGTAATTTACGAACAAAAGAATCTAAGGCTGCAAGTCAGACTGGATGAAGTCGAGAACTTACTTATCGAATTAGCAGCAGAAAATAAGAGATTAAAAGAGTTGAATGAATTTTAAAAGATTATGAAAAATTTATTAGTATCGTTTTCAGGTGGCGAAACATCTGCATTTATGGCTCAATGGTTAAAAAATCATTATAGAGAATTTGGATATGAAAATATAGTTTTTGTCTTTGCAAATACGGGACTTGAAAACGAACAAACACTTGAATTTGTAGAAAGATGTGATATGAAATTTGGCTTAAAATTGCATTGGGTTGAGTCTTTAGTTTGGCAAGGTGAAAGAAAAGGGACTGGATATACCTTAACCGATTTTGAACACGCTAAACGCAAAGGCGAACCATTTGAAGCAATTATAAAAAAATATGGAATACCGAACCAAGCCACACCACATTGCACAAGAGAATTGAAACAAGCACCGATAAATTCATTTGCAAAAGTTTGGTTTAATGGCGAAGATTATCACACAGCTATTGGAATTAGAAAAGATGAAATTGATAGGATGAACGCAAGAGCCAAAGAAATGGGTTTTATTTATCCGCTTATAAATAGCAAAATGATACCTTCAAACAAACCAATGGTGAATATCTTTTGGCGTTCAATGCCCTTTAGATTAGAGTTAAAAGGTTATCAAGGGAATTGCAAAACCTGCTGGAAGAAAGCGGACAGAAAGCTATATCAAATTGCAAAAGAAAATCCATCTGCATTTGATTTTATGAATGAAATGGAGCAGAAGTACCCTATTGACCCGTTAGGTCATCCAAAAGTATTTTTTAGAAATAACCGAAGTGCAAGACAGATACTTGAAGAAGCAGAGAATTGGAATGGAAAAATTAAAAACGATGCAGACGAATATACCTATCAGCTTGATTTACTTGGCGGGGATAGTTGTGAAGTCTTTAGTGATTGTTCAAACTAATTTTAAAACCCTGATTTATTGCACGTTGCAAATATTCGAATAAAATAAACGAAAAGAATCAAAACTTTTATTACTTTTGAAAGACCAAACAACGAAACAATGAGAAACTTAGTAAACGAATTATTTGTAAATTCAGGCAGACCTCAACAAGGTGACAATAGAAGATATTCAGTAAAAGCATTAAATAAGATTTTATCTGATGGGATTATTTCTATTTCTGTTAACGAAAAAGGTTATAGTTGGACTAATAAAACATTTGTTGACAAGTCGGGTAATTTACGAAAGTTTAATATTGTAATTAAAGGTTACGGGGTAACAGGTAGATATTACGATACTAATTTTGATTCTACTGATTTATTAAAATTTGTTGCTCAGTTTATTCAATCCCCTTTAGTTAAAGATAAACACTTAAGTAGTATTAGTGGGAAAATTGGAGAACACATACAATGCGAAAAATGTAATGGATTAGGCACTATTGAAGCATTTAATTACTATTGTAATGGTATTTGTTTTGATTGCTATGGTAGTGGTACAATGTTTATTAAAAGAACAATAACAATATAATGACAATACGCAAAAGAGGGGGGCAAGCTAAACCCCCCGAAGAAAGAATAATTCAATTCGCTATTTATCCAAAGTCTGGCCACGTTGAAAAATTAGGACGTGACAATGCACGTTCGATAGCTGAGAAGGCTATTTTGAAGGCAATTGAAAAGATTAAGTAAAGTAAATAGTCACTAAATTTAAAATCTATGAAATTATATACAGAAGAAGATATATTATCAATGTTAAGGTCATTTCATAATTTAGAAATAAATGTTCAATTGTCTATGACTAAATTAACCCCAATAGAAATACTTATACTATCTGACAATGATATAGAATCTTTAGCTAAAGATTATATCCTTTACAATGATTCTAAAAGACAATGGGTGATAGAGGGGATGAAACTTTATCGCGAACAATTCATAAAAACCCAAACAATAAAAACATGAACACAGAAAACAAAAGAATCCCATTCGATTGGGATAAGTACCAATCAGGAGAATATCAAGTGGTTTGTAGGGATGGGAGAAAAGATATTATAATAGGTGCTTACAATCCTAATGCAAAAGAACACAAGTTAGCTGCATGGGTTGAATCAGAGTTATATTGTTATACTGAAAATGGTTTGATAAATAAAGAAAGAGGTTTTACAACTCTTATAGATTTATTCCTAATCCCCAAACCTAAAAAGTTCCAAGCATGGGTTAATCTGTATAGTGATGGGTTATCTTCATCTTATAGAAGTGAGTATATGGCAAAGGAATTAGTAGATGTTCATTTAGAAAATGGTAGAGAATTTATCGAAACTCGCTTAATTGAATGGGAGGGTTAATCATGGTAGGTAAATGGTATAAGTATATTGGACCAACAGATAAATATTTTACTACTGATAAATGGTATTTATGTTATGAATTAGGAGAAGATAACAATTTACATTTTATTGATAATAGTAAAGATAAAGAAGATTTAAATTGGTTTGCATTGGAACATATTGAAAGAAATATTGACCTCTCCAACCCAATGGATTACAACCCTGACGAGGTTAAGGAAGAACCGAAACCACAAAAAAGAGTCGACACTATTACGATTGTAATTCACTCTGATGGAGGGTATGAAATAAATTCAACATTGCCAATTAAAGAAAGAACTATTCACATCAAAGAAATTGCCTATCTATTGGATAAACAGATTAATGAAGGTTAAAAAATTTGAATAAAAAGCAAATAATAGAGGCGTTGTATCGAGATAAACAATTCAAAAAAGTTTGTCAGAATATTGCGCCTCCTTCACTTTGCGAAGATTTATTCCACGAAACTATCATGGTATTCCTGGAAATGGATGATGAAAAAGTAATCAAAGCAAGTAATGAAGGCTATTTAAAATGGCTGTTTATTCGTATTGCTTCAAACTCATTCAATTCTAAGACTTCACCATTCTATCATAAGTACCACCACAATGACGATAGATACGATTTAAGCGAGGCAAAAGTAAAAGAGGTAACTAACATCAATGAAGGCTTTGAAAGTAAATTTAAACAGCTTATTGAATCAATCGAAAGTGAAATTGAATACTTAGATTTTTACGAAAAGGAACTTTTAAAACTTTACATCAAATTTGGAAACTATCGTGACGTGTCAAGGGAAGTCGGTATTAAATACGAATCAGTAAGGCACGCCATAAGATTAGCAATTGAAAAAATAAAACTAAAAAATGATAAACTTTATAATGATATGCTTAATGAGCGTGTCGAGTGGATATGTAATATCTGAGTTAATAATTCAATGGAGTCAGAAACTATTCAAGATATACCCGATTAAACCCTTTTCGTGTGGTTATTGCCTATCCTTTTGGTTCGGGTGTGTATTGGCTGCATATTTTAATATAAATCTATTAGAAGTTATCTTATACGGTTTTAGTTCGGCTTACCTTTATTATTATTTAAACAGACCATGACAGAAGATA